ATAAATCTTCGTTATTATTAATACTTAACCAAGGAGAAATAGAAGAAATGGTTGATCTAGTTTCACCTGGTATTGCTATTAAAGAGAAAGACCTGACTACTTCCGTCAGGAATGAACCTACTAGTATTGGTGGTATTGCAATCATCGCAGAGCGTGGTCCTATTGACCAAGTAGTGACAATCTCAAGCGAGCAAGAGTTAGTAGAAATTTTTGGTAAACCAAACACTACTAATCACCAATATTGGTTTAGTGCAGCGTCTTTCTTAATGTATAGCAATACATTAAAGGTCGTTAGAATGGAAACAACTGGCGCAGTAAATGCTTGCGTTTCAGGTACTCCAAAGCTAATCAAAAACAATAATCATTACACCGATGGTGATGGTACTACTGGTCCTTATGACGATGGTTCCGCTGGCGTAGGTGAATGGGCAGCTCGATCTGCAGGATCATGGGGCAACAGTCTCCGTGTTGAAATGTGTAATACAGCTGCAGGATTTTCTGAGTCCGCAAAAACAACAGTAGCCGGCACAGAAGCAGCTGGTCAGACAGTCATCACTCTAACATCTGGTACAGGATTTAGTGTTGGTGATATTGTTTACTTCCAAGAAGCAGACGGACAACGATATCGTGTAACAAATGTTGCAACAAACGATATCACAATCGTTCGTTATCCTAATGCTACAGGTACAGGTCTTGTTTCAGCACTATCTGGTGGTGAAAACGTAGATCGCACATGGCGCTGGGCCGATCAATTTGAACGTGCTCCTGGTACTTCGCAGTATGCAACAGATCGTGGCGGTTCAAATGACGAACTTCACATTATCGTTATTGATGAAGATGCAAAAATTTCTGGTGTCGAAAACGAAGTTCTTGAGAAGTTTGAAGCTGTATCTAAGGCTTCTGACGGTCTTACGGATGAAGGTAATGCTAACTACTATCCAGACGTAATCTACACAAGTTCAAACTACATCTACTGGACGGATCATCCAGCAGCTGCAACGAACTGGGGTAATGCCGCTGCTGGTACAACGTTTGCTGTACCAACAAACGCACTTGAAGCTTCATCTCTAGTTGGAGGTGTAGGCGGTTCAACAGTACCAACAGAAGGTCAACGTCAACTTGCTTATCAAAATCACTTTAGTGATCCTGATATTGAGGACGTTAATCTAATTATTGCTGGTCCTGCTACAGTAGACAATAGTGGAAATACAACTCACGGCGTATTCATTACAGACCTCGTTGAGAAACGTAAGGATTGTGTTGGTTTCATTTCGCCAGATAAGAGTGATGTTGTAAACGTCACACGTTCTTATGTAGCAACAACCAACGTCAAAAATTACTTTGATCTACTTGGTAGTTCTTCATACACAGTATTTGACTCTGGTTACACAAAACAGTATGACAAATACAATGACGTTTATCGTTGGGTTCCATTAAATGGTCACATTGCTGGTGCTTGTGCTCGAACTGATTATCTTGAGGATCCTTGGTGGTCACCTGCTGGTATCACAAGAGGTCAGATTCGCGGTTCAGTTGCTCTAGCTCTAAACCCATCACAGACAGAAAGAGATACACTTTATCGTGCTCGAATCAATCCAGTAACAAACTTCCCAGGAGAAGGTACAATTCTCTTTGGTGATAAGACTGGTTTGGCTCGTAATAGTGCATTTAGTCGTATCAACGTCCGTCGTCTATTCCTCACAATTGAGGAGGCTATTAAAGTTGCCGCAAGAGCAGTGCTCTTTGAGTTCAACGATCAGTTTACTCGTGACAGCTTTAAAGCAATGGTTGATCCATATCTGCGTGATGTTCAATCTCGCCGTGGTATTATTGACTACCTCGTTGTTTGTGACGAAACAAATAACACAGGTCAGGTCATTGATAACAATGAGTTCCGTGCTGACTTCTACATTAAACCAGCAAGATCAATCAACTTCATCACACTAACCTTCATCGCAACACGAACTGGTGTTGACTTCGCTGAAGTAGTTGGTCGGGCAGGTTAAGGGGGTATTGAAAAATGGCTAATCTAAATACATTTGTTCAAAAACTCGCCGGTGGCGGTGCTCGTGCTAATCAATACGAAGTAAGTCTCACTGGTGGTCCTTTTGCTACAGAACTTTTCCAATTTCTTTGCCGGGGTGCTCAAATTCCTGCACAGACAGTTGGTGAAATTGCCGTTCCTTATCGTGGGCGACAAATCTATGTAGCAGGTGATCGCACATATGATGCTTGGACTGTAACAGTATTTGCTGATGCAGCATGGCAACTTCGTAGTCGTATGGAGCAGTGGTCAAATTTAATTAACGATATGGGCGCATTGACAGTAGGTAGCGCACAGCCAGCTTCATATTATGGAGAGGCTGTTGTACGTCAGTTGGGACGGGATGATTCCGTAACAAATGAATACACACTTTATCAGATTTGGCCTGTTACTGTTGATGCAATTGATCTAGCTTGGGATACCAATGATGCAATTGAAGAATTTGGTGTCACATGGCGATTCAATTACATGACATCTACCGGAGGCGGTGGTACGGCCTAATAATTTACCTAATCTATTTGTATAAATAGATATATGGCAGAATTATTTGGATATGAAATAAAAAGGAAGAAAGAGGCGACGAAGGCTCAGTCCTTCGTCGCACCTTCCGACGAAGAAGGTACACTAGACATTGCTGGTGGTGCTGGGTTTTTTAGCGAATATGTAAACCTAGACAAGGCTGCCAAAAATGATTGGGACCTAATTCGTAAGTATCGCACAACGGCAGAAGCTCCAGAGTGCGATCAAGCAATTGAAGATATTATTAATGAAGCAGTTACGGCAGATGAAACAGATTCTTCCGTAAAACTTGATCTCAGCATGGTGCAATTATCAGCACCTATCAGAAAGAAAATTGTAGCAGAGTTCGATGAAGTTCTACGTTTGTTAGAATGGAAACATCGTGGTCACGACATCTTCCGTAGATGGTATATTGATGGACGTTTGTTCTATCATAAAATGGTCGATGAATCACAGTCACGAAAAGGCATCACAGAACTTCGTTATATTGATCCTAAATTTATTAAAAAAGTTCGTGTGGTCGAAAAAGATGGCGGACAAAATAAAACTGATAGTGCCGAGTTAGTAAAACGAGTTCAAGAATATTTCGTTTACAATCAGTCAGGTGTTTATCCTGCACTTTCAAGTTCCGGTATAGGTTCTTCAAAAAC